TGTAGGGCTATCTGCGGAGCTATAATATGCAATATAAAATACAAAATGACCCAATAACAAATAAACCATGTTCTATTACAATTGTAGGGCAAAATATATCAATTCCATTTGACCCAGCTAACATGGATTTTGTAGAGTATAATAAGTGGTTATCATTGGGAAACCAACCATTACCACCAGATGAACCTACATTACCTTAATCGTTACAATAAATTTATAGGTGCTTTAAAAGCACAGACTATAGATGGTTACTATGAACTTCATCACATTATACCTAAAAGTAGTGGTGGTTCTAATGATAAAAGTAATTTAGTAGCATTAACTGCTAGGCAACATTACATAGCTCATTGGATGTTATGGAAGGCTTATGGTGAGAATATGACTAGAGCTTTCTTTATGATGAGTAGTGTTGGTAGATATGAAAGAGTATCTTCTAAAACTTATGATAAAGCTAGAAAAGATTATTCTGAACAAGTAAAAATACAAATGGCTAATAAGCCTAATGTTCCTAAATTTACTCCAGAGCACCGTGAAAAGTTAAGAAAAGCTAAACTTGGTAGGAAATTATCAGAAGAAACTAAAGAAAAAATAAGATTAAAATCATTAGGTCGTAAATTAACTGAAGAAATTAAAATGAAAATTAGTAACACTAAAAACCAAGCCTACCTAAAATGGGTAAGTGAGGGCAATACTGCACAACCAGCAGATAATAAATAGGAGACGTTATGAAAGCTAAATTGATACAAACCCTTGACCTATTAAAGAAAGTGGCTCTATGGGCCTTTAAAGTGGCTTTAAGAGGCATTAAAGTAGTAACAGAAGAAACTATTATTGTTCTTCAAGCGTTAGATAAACTATTAACTAAGGAATCAACATAATGAATTTATTACATAATATCTTAAGAGTAGCTAAAGAAGTAGAAGAAGAAATAGAACATGTGTTAGATCCTAAAGAAGAAGCAACTGTTGCTAAGGTAACTCCTACAGCTTCATTAGCTACTTCTGTAGTAGCAGGTCCTACAGCTGTAACAGGTGATACTCATCCAGTTATTACTGGAGAGTAACATGAAAAAGCTACTAGCTTTAATACTATTAGCTGTAGCATCATCTTCATATGCTGTTGACTATATGGTGATGCAATATAACGAGAATGTTCGTATTGTCCTTTCTAAAGAGAAATGTGATACAGCAGGGTTTAAAGCAGTAGCCCAAAGAATAGATAAGCAAGTCATGAAAGCTTGTTGGTCTGCTAATGGTAACAATATCCATATTCAATGGGAAGGTGGGGACTTTAGTGAGTTTCCAGTTGATAGATTTTATCCAGTAGAGGTTAAATAGTGGGAAGCATATTATCACTTATATTACCAGCTTTAGTACCCGTCTTTACTGATGGAGTACGAGGTGTGTTTGCTCGTATTACTGGAGGTGCTGGTGGTCAACCTCAGAATGTACAAGAACGAGTTCAACTTATGGAGGCTGAGGCTCAAAAGCTACAAGCTATGTCAGCATTAGATGGTACTGTCACAGGACAACCAGCTCAATGGATTGTAGACCTAAGAGCATCATTTAGATATGTTATTATTAGTGCTATATTGTTGTTTACTGGTGTTATCGTATTTTATCCTAACATTGTAGGTGCATCTGTAATAGCAGTGTTCTTAGATATGTCAGGTGCTTGTATGAGCTTCGTCATTGGCGAAAGAATGTACTTAAGTATTAAGAAATGAGTACATTAGTCAAGGAAGAGTATGTCAAAGCAATGTACACATTGTTTTGTAAACTCCCACCCTTTGACAAATATGACCTCCCTGTAGCAAGTAAAATAGAGTGGATTATTGTTGATGATCCTGAAATATGTGGTATGTATCAACCTGAACCACATTGTATCACAATATCATTAGCTAAACACGGTCACTTTGATTCTATATGTAAAACTATTTTACATGAAATGATTCACATGATTATGTATCTTCAAGGTAAAAAGTATGAACTACATAATAAGACCTTCTTTAAATTAGCAGAAAAGGTAGCAAAGATTTATGGATATGATCCAAAAGAGCTTTAGTTTATTGTTGCTAGTACCACTACTATCATTATCATCAGAGCTTCCTAATCTAAGTAAAACCCCAGGTAAAACAAGAAATGTAACAGTAGATGAATTATGTACTACTAAAACTAGTACAGTTCGTAATGTTCCAGATTCTTTAAAGAAACAAGTCTTTACAGCTTATGGTATGTCAGGTAATGATAGATCTGTATGTAAAGAAGGATATGAGATAGATCACTTGGTGTCTTTAGAACTAGGTGGTGATAACACAACTAATAACTTATGGCCTCAAAGCTATTGTGGTGTAAACAATGCCCATGATAAAGATAAGTTAGAGAATGAACTTCACCGTCAAGTATGTAAAAGACAAATTACATTAATCCAAGCACAAGACTGTATCGCTAGAGATTGGGTCCTGTGTTACAAACAAACAATGAAAACAAAATGATTGATCACTCACAACTAACAGAACCAGTAAAACATGTAGTAGATACTGTAGCAGCTGTAACAGCTTTAGGAACTATAACAACTATGTTACCACCTATTGCAGCACTACTTACTATCTTTTGGACTTTTGTCCGAATATATGATAGATTCTTTTCTAAGAATAAGAAACCAACTAATTCATCACAGGACTAAACATGGCTACTTCAGGTACCACAACCTTCAGTGTAACTCGTAATGACATTATAACATCAGCACTAAGAGTGTTAGGTGTTATTGAAATTGGTGCACAACCAGATGCAGCTACTATTGAGAATGCTTCATTAGTTCTTAATATGATGATGAAAGATTGGCAAACAGATGGCATTAAATTATGGACAGTAAAAGAACTAACATTACCAATTGTTGCGGGACAATTATCTTATAATATTGGTCCTGACAATTCTAATGATTTAGTCACAGACAAGCCATTAAAACTTATCCAATGCTTCCTTAGAAACATAGGTGTTACACCCCCTATTGATATTCCTATGACTATTATATCACAAAAAGAATATAATGATCTAGGTAGCAAACAATCTACTGGTGTTACTAATAGTGTTTACTATTGGCCTTATGTTAACTATGGTACTATAACATTGTTCTTAGATCCTGATAGCTTTACAGCTACTAACTATCAATTGCATATGACAGTGCAAAGACCTATCCAAGACATCACTGGTGCTAATCAAACATTTGATTTCCCATCAGAATGGTATCAAGCATTACGTTGGGGTTTAGCCTCTGAGCTTGCTCCTGAGTATGGATTAGATCAAAAGGCAGCATTAATTACACAAAGGTCAGAACAATATAAACAACGACTCATGGCTTGGGATGTTGAGAATGCTTCTACATTCTTCCAACCAGATATTCGTTCTATGAATGTTAAGTTTAGATAATGTCTAATACAATACGTCTACCATTCGTATACCCAATTGAGTTTAGAAATAACTCAACTGATAAGGGTTCTAAAATGGTGAACTGCTATATGGAAAAAGATGGAGAGACTGTCTATGCAGTTAAACGTCCAGCTATTGTAGCTACTGGTATTGCACCAGGTGCAGGTCAATCACAAGGATTATATGTATTTCAAAATAACCTTATTAGTGTTATTAACAATACTGTTTATAGTACTAATTCAAGTAATGTAACAACTACAGTAGGTACTTTATCAGGAACTGTATCTCCTTGTTACTTTGCTAAAACAGCTAGTGACAACTATTTATTCTTCCAAAAGGGAGATTATGGTTATACATATGATGGTACTACTTTAACACAGCTTAGCTCTGGTACTTTATATTCTATATCATTAAGTGCTGGAGGATCTGGTTATGTTCAAGTATATCCTTGGACAGCTTCTATATCTGTTATAGTAAATCAAATAGTAAGTTATGGTGTAAACTCTTATATCTATACAGTAGCAGGCACTACCGGTACAACACCATTAACTTTTACATCAGGAACAGCTTCTGATGGATCAGCAACAGCTGCCTATATTAAAACATGGATAGCTTCTACATCATACTCTACAGGGGATTATGTAGCATCTAATGGTAATGTATACCTTGTTACAACAGGTGGTACTTCAGGAACTTCAAGTCCTAACTTTGTATTAGGAACAGGTACCAGTGGTTCTGTATCTTTAAGTTATGTTACTTCATTCTTACCTCCTATAGTATTAGGAACAGTATGGACAGCTTCAACTGCTTATACATTAGATCAACAGGTATTTTATGGTAACAATTTATATACAGTAACAACAGCAGGTACAACAGCAGGTACCCCTCCTACTTTTACTAGTGGAAGTGCTACAGATGGAACAGCAGTACTAACATATGCTGGTAATGCAGCTCAAGCTTATGCTATTGTATCAGCTACAGTTATATCTAATATTAGTTTATCAAATATAGGAAGTGGTTATATAACAGCTCCTACAGTTACTATTGGAACTCAGTGGACACCTTCTACTACGTATCCTAATAACTTCCAAGTATATTATAATGGTAATTTATATACTGTAGTATCTCCAGGAACATCAGGAGCAACAGGACCTACTAGTACAGATACTACAACTACCTTTAGTAATGGTAGTACTACAATGATTTATGCAGGACCAGCAGCAGGAGCTACTAGTCAATTAAATGGCTTTCCATCAGGTTCTATTGTACCTGGAGCTTCTTACTTTGATACTTATGTGTTTATTATGACACAAGATGGTAAGATATGGAATAGTGAACCAGAAGATCCTACTCGTTGGAATGCTCTTAACTTTATTACAGCAGAGTCTGAACCAGATAAAGCAGTAGGTTTAGTTAAACATCTTAACTACCTTGTAGCATTTAAACAATGGTCTACAGAGTTCTTCTATGATGCAGCAAGTCCTGTAGGATCTCCTTTACTACCTAACTTAACCTTTAACCTTGAGTTTGGTTGTGCTAGTGGTAACTCTATTGTACAGATGGAAGAGACTGTAGTATGGATTGCTGAAGGTAAAGATACAGGTAAAACAGTATTGATGTTTAATGGTACTAGACCTATGGAAGTATCTAACAATGGTGTAGAACGTATTCTTAATACTACAGCTAATCTTGAGAACGTTAGAGCCTATAGCTTAAAGATATCAGGTCATTACTTCTATGTTCTTAATTTATTAGATGATGGTATTACATTAGTTTTAGACATTAAACTTAAACAATGGATGATCTGGACTTCTTATGTTAATGGTGCAGAAACTATTCTAGATGGAGTATTTTATGCTTCATGGAATAATTTACATTATACTATTGACAATGTGGACGGAAAAGTGTATAATATTAATGAGAACGCGTATACTGATGACGCTGGTCCAATTCAATTTAGAGTAAGATCTAACCTGTTCGATGCTGAAACAACTAAGCGTAAGTTTATATCTAGACTAGAAGTAGTTGGTGATAAGATAGGTACTACATTAAACATACGTCATACTGACGATGATTATAACACCTGGTCTGAATACCGTAAAGTAGACTTAAAAGCTGATAGAAGTGTTTTATATCAAAATGGTTCATTCCGTAGAAGAGCTTATGAGTTCTTTAACACTGATAATGTCCCCCTTAGATTACAAGCTTGTGAAATAGATGCAGAGGCAGGTTCCGTATAAGGAGCTTAAATGGTTACATACCAAGTAGAAAAGTTTGAAGATATATACCTTGATATACAACAGATCTTTGATGATCATTGGGAAGAAGTAGCATTAGATAAAGAATCTATTAAACTTAACCCAGACTATGACAAGTATATTCTGTTATCTAAAACTGGTATATTACACATGGTAACAGCTAGAGAATATGGTAAGATTATAGGTTATCATATAAGTGTCATATATCCTCATATACATTATAAAGACTCTCTAACTTGTTTTACTGATATATTCTTTGTTGTTAAAGAAAAGAGAAAAGGTTTTACTGGTATTAAACTCCTTAAGTTTATGGAAGAATCTGTAAAGGCTAAAGGAGTACAGAAGATTTATATGGGTACTAAACTTCATATAGATATAAGCTTATTATTAGAACGACTCAATTATAAACAAATAGAAAAGATATTCACAAAGGTTATCTAAAATGCTAAACAACATACTTAAACTATTACTACCTAGTGTATTTGCACAGGACTACTTTACTCCTAAGATTGGATCAGCTATTGCTGTCGTATCCAGTGTAGCAGGGGCAGCAGGTGCTGTAGGAGGTGCTATTGGCCTAACTGGTGTAGCAGCCGACGCTGTAGGAGGAGCTTTAATTGGAGGAGCTATTAGTGGTGTTACTGGTGGTAACCCCCTTACAGGAGCTCTTACTGGTGGTATTGGTGGTGGTATAGGTGGGTACTTAAGTGGCGCTGGTAGTGTTGGTACAGGTTTAACGGGAGCAGCTGATGCGGGTTTAACAGGGGTAGGTACTACCTTTACTTCTCAAGTTACTCCTTCTATTCTATCTGCTGGTGGTGTTGATGCTGCAGCTGTTGGAGCAGCTTCTAACTTTACTCCTAGTTTATTACAAAGTGTTGATGCAGCTGGTAACCTTACAAATGCAGGAGCTATTGCAGGCTCTAATGCTACTGGTTTATTTGGTCCTGGTGGATATAATCCTAATAGTCTATTAAATAAGATTTCTAGTCCTTTAAGTGCATTTACAGGTAATACTGCTCAAAATACAGGTACAGGTAATTTAGCATCTCTTATTGGAGCTGGTGCCAATATTTATACAGCCCTTAATGCTCAAACTCCACAATCACCACAAGCAGCTCAACAAGGTGCTAATCCTTGGGCTCCTTATGCTCAACAAGCTGCTTCACAATTAAATGCTCTTAATCAGAATCCTAATCTTGTATATGGTTTACCTGGATATCAATTCCAACAACAACAAGGTGCTCAACAAGTAAATAGATCAGCTGCGGCTGCAGGAGCAGGTATATCTGGTGGTACATTAGCTGCTCTTAATCAACAAGGTCAAACTACAGCTTCTGACTTCTTTAATACTAGAGTAAATCAATTATCTCAAATGGCTGGTGCTACACCACAAAACATGGTGGCTGGTCAACAAGCATACAACGTGGCTCAATACAATCAATCACAGGCTTCAGCAAACCAAGCAAATCTTCTTGCATCTGGTCTTGCTAGTTTAGGCCAATCATTCTTCTCATAAGGATATAACATGGCAACACTATTAGTAGCACCAAAACCATTCTATGACATCCAAGGTGAGATGGCTGAGTCTCAAATAAAACAACAAGATGTTGAGATGAATCAACTTAAGATTCAACAAGCTCGTCAACAAATGGCTGATGATGCTTCTGTTAAAGCCTTACAACAACAAGCTTATAACATGAGTCAAGGTCAACCACAGGATCAACAACAAGCACAGCAACCTGATATTACTCAGCAAGCTAAACAACCTGTTCAACAACAGTTACCTCAAGGAGTTACATCTCCTACAGGTCAAACTATGCCTTCATTTATGGGTGGTCCACAACAAGAGGCTGCAGGTAAACAACCAGCTACTCCTCCAGGTGTGAATACACCTCAAGGTTATACACAAGAACCTGAACCTGATCAATCTAAAGGTCAAGAACCTCATATAATGCAACAGTTAAAGAACAGTCAAAAGGATCTTGATAGTGTTGATCAACAAATTAAGATTAACGATCAAGCTATTCAACTAGCTTATAAGAGTAATAACCCAGGTGCTGCTCAACGTCTAATTGAACAAAACAAACAACTTAAAGCTGATAAGACTGATACTGCTATTAAACAAATGTCCTTAGCTCAAAAGAGTATGGAAATGTTTGGTCAACTAGCTAATGGATATAAAGGTTCATATAACCAATGGCTTAAGGATAATCCTAATGCAACTCCTGAAGAAAAACAATCTGCTTCAGATAAGTTCTGGGCACAAACTATTACTGAAGCTCAAGCTAAAGGCATACCTGCTGAAGGTCTATTTAACTTCCATACACCTGATCAACGTAATCAATATGCCACAGGTGTTATTGATGCTGGAGAGAAAGTATCTGATCAAGTAAGACTTACTATTGCTGATCTTAAAGCTAAGACTCAACTTCAACTTCAAGATCAAAAAGATGAACTTACTAAACGTAAGATTGCTAATCAAGAGAAGTGGACTAACTGGAAGATGTCTAATGGCGATGCTCATACAGGTATGATTATTGGTCAAGAACGTCTTAAAGATTTACGTAATGAACTTACTAATGCTACTCAACGTGCTAAGAATGGTGATGAAGCAGCTCTTAAAGAGATTCCAATCATTGAAGGTGAAATGAACAAAGTTGAGTCTGAGTTATCTAAACTTGTTAAAGATAAGAAAATAGAAGCTCCTACTGCTAAAGCAGAAACTTCTACTATTGAAGATACTTCAACAGATACTAAACCTGCTGAGAAATCTAAACCTCCTGTAAGAGTAACAAGCCCTACAGATCCTAATTACATTAAACTTAAACCAGGTGATTTATACATTGATCCACAAGGTGTAACAAGAAGAAAGAAATAAGGTAGACTATGGCATTTGAAGATGACCAAATAGTTTCTTCACCTCAGTCTTCTGTTCAATCTTTTGTAGATACATATAGACCCATTGCGGAGAAAGCTGGTAAAGATTTAAATGTAGATCCTGGCATTTTACTAAGCCAATGGGGTCATGAAACCGGCTGGGGTAAAAGTATTATTCCTGGTACATATAATTTAGGTAACATTAAAGATATATCTGGTAAAGGTGTATCTGCAACAGATCCTATCACAAAGAGTAAAGACTCTTACATGAAGTTTGAAGACCCTGATACTTTTGGGGTTTACTATTCAGACTATATCAAACGTAAATTCCCCAAAGCAGTAGGTGCTGGTTCTGATTTAAATAAGTTTTCATCAGGACTTAAAGGTTATGCTGAAGATCCTGAATACTCTTCTAAACTAGAAAGTGCTTATAAACAAGTAGGAAGTTCTAATGTTTCTACTGATGATCATTTTGCACAAGATGAAGTAGTTCAAGATACTAATCCCTTTGCTAAAGATGAAGCTGTAGATCAACCTAAAGTAAGTACAGGTAAAGCTTTTGGTAAATCATTAGCTGGTGGTGCTGCTGAGGCAATAGCTGCTGCTCCTGCTATGGCTTTAGGAGCTGAGATTGGTGGTTCAACAGGAGCTTTATTAGGAGGCCCTTTTGCTCCTATTACAGGACTTGCAGGTACTATTATAGGTGGTGCAGCTGGATATATAGCAGGTGAAAAAGGAGTTGAAGAAGCTTATAGTAAACTTGTTCCTGATGCTATTAAAAAGAAGATAGGATTTGATCCTGAAACTAGAGCTAAAGAACTACAACAACAACCTGAAGCTTCTTATCAAGGTAGCTTACTGTCTAACTTAGTTCTCTTTAGACCAGGAGCTTTAGAAGAAGTTCTTCTTAAGAATGGTAGAACAATATCACCATTAATGCAACGTATTGGTATGGGTGGTATTACAGGTACTGTTGAAACAGCTCAAGAAGCATTATCAAATGATCCTATGAACCCGGCTCACATAGCTGAGTCTGTTGCTTTTGGTGGTATAGCTGCTAAACCTACTAAATATATGGAAAAAGTAGGTAGCCTTTGGGAATCTCCTGCTGATTCATTTAAACGTAATTCAGAGGATTATAAAGATTCTCGTATTATGGATCCTACTGATCCTACTAACAGAGTGTCTAAATGGAAGGTTCCTGAAACAACAGCTGAAGGTGTACCTATTACTGTAGGTAAAGTTGTAGATGCTAATGGCAATCAAGCAGTTCAGAAAGATGGTAAACCCACTATCGCTCGTCACTTCCGTAATGAAGATGGTTCATCTAAAGGTATTGTATTAGACCTTGATGAAGCATTAAAACGTTGGGAAGATAAGCCTTGGGTTAAATCTGGCTTAGATGAGAATGCATTTAAGACTCCTTATGAGTATGCTCAGTTTATTCTTAAACATGAAGAAGAACATAGTAGGCTTCCATTTGCTGAGTGGAAGAAGTTACAAGACCCACAAGGTGATCTATTTAAACAAGATGATACTGGTATATATTCAGAAGAGAATCTTCGTAAACAGTATGAACACTATATCAATCGTCAAGCATATCATTCAATTCAAGAAGATCCTTATATCTCTCAACCAGATGTCTTTGTTCCTAAGATGCCTGATAATGCAGCAGACAATCCAAAATGGTTAGCAGATGCATTCTATAGTTTAGATAAGAATGCTGAAAGAGATGCAGCTATTTATCGAATAGTAGCAGAAAAAGCTATGAAAGAAGATGGTGTTGATCTTAATATGAAGAACAAGTGGAAAGCCTTTGATGAAGGTATAGGTCAACTTGATCCTCGTGAAAAAGAACTTTATAATAAATATATAGCACCTGATAAACAAGAACGTTTTAACCTTATTAAGTATGCTCAAGATAAGGGTTGGTCAATTCCTACAGAATTAAATGAAGAGATATCTGGTAAAAATGTACCTCGTATTCTTAAACCTAAAGAACAGAACAAACTTAAACAAATACTTAAGATGCTGTCTGAAGGTAAGTATGGTGGTTTCCAACCAGATATACAAGCTAGACCTGGTGCAGCTAAAGAACGTACATTCTTTGTAGGTGAAACATCTACTGGTAAAAGAATTGTATTACAAGGTCCTGATAAGTTTAATAGGATTTGGAGATGGAAAGATGGTAAAGCAGAAGTCTTTACTACTTTAATGCCTGGTGAAGAATATGCAGCAGGTAAGACTCTTCGTGATATGTCAATTAAAGAAGCACGTGATGCTGAGATTGAACAACATACTCCTTATACTTATGAGAAAGACTATCAAGGAGTCTTATATCAACGTAATGCAGAGCTTAAAGACTTTATCCGTGCTAATCAATTCTTAGAAGACTTAACAAAGAATAGATCATGGATGGAAGAGAATGCATTTAAAACAGAACCAGGTAAAGAAATGCCTACTGATTTTAGACGTCCTAAGGATCTAGATAGAGTTCCACAATTAGATGGTTATGCATTTAAAGAGCCTTATGCTTCTATTATAGAAGACTTTGCTAGAGTTAATGATATGAATGCATTAACTTGGATGAGTGGTGCTATGATTAAAGCTATGATGATCAACCCTTTACCACACATGCTTAACGAAGGTTGGCACTTATATAATGCTCGTGGTCTTACAGGTTGGGTAACTCCTGCAGGTATTTATAGATTTGCTAGAACAGGTATGCCAGCTCTTAGATCTGTAATAACTCAAGATGCTGAGTATCTAGAAACAATGAAATTAGGTGGTTCAATGTTATCATCTCAAGTTAGAAACTCTGCTTTTATGGAGAATCTATTTGATAAAGCTAATAAAGAGTTTGCTAAGACTCCTGAATTTAAAGATTTAGCTAAATCATGGGCTATGAAACCTATTGATGCTTTTAATACTTTATCTAAGAAAGCTAATATGGCTATGTGGACTGTACGTGATATGATGTACATGCAACTTGTCAATGAGAACATGATGTATAACAATATGTCTCGTGCTGAAGCTATTAAAGAAGTAGAACGACATATGCCTAACTATCGTATACCTCATAAGGTTATGGGTTCTAGAGCTATGTCAGAAGTATTACAAAACCCTAATGTAACTGTATTTAGTAGATATCATTATGGTTTAGTTAACTCTCTTAAAGAGACTGCTAAAGACCTTGCTGCTTTAAGACAAGGACAAGCAGGGGTTAAGGATTTCTTACATGGGGCTGATACAGCTGCTGCTATTGCTGTAGCTATTGGTGTGTTATATCCATTACAAGATCAGATAGCTCAATACTTAACTGGTAATAAAGATGCTACAGTTAGACGTGCAGGTCCTTTCCATGTGTTCCATGCACTGCATGGTTTAGCTACATTAGATAAAGATCCTATGGCTGTTATATCATCTTTCTTTACATTTAATCCAGCATTACTAGCTGGTGCTCAGTTAATATTTGATAGACAACTTTATAATGGTCAACCTATTTATCACCCTGAAGACTCTCCAGCTAAAATAACTGATGATATTAAAAACTATGTATTGAAACAACATCCTCTTATTGGTCAAGAAATGAAGGCTGAAACAGAAGGAGATGAAGGATTTAAGAATTGGTTAGCTCGTCAATTAGATATTGAATCACCTACTAAAAAGACTGTAATGCAACGTAAGAAGTATCAACAACAACGTAAGGTTGCTGGTATACATAGAACAGGTAAATGGTTAATGAAAAAGAATCAAGAAAGTAAAAAGACAGATGACTTTGAAAAGGACGAAGTAGTTAAATGAAGATACTATTATTAGACCCAATGGGAGCTTTTACCGACTTTGGTATTAGACTACTTAACAATGGTCATGAAGTAAAACAATGGCAACGTAAACATTTAGATGGCTCTCAATCTATGATTGCTAGAGGCATTCTAGATCGAGTCATACATTGGCAAGCTTATATGGATTGGGCAGATCTTATTCTACTATCTGACAATGCTTATCAAATGCAATTCCTTGAGAAGTATCATAAGGAAGGTTATCCTATTATTGGTTCATCAATGGACACTGCTGATCTAGAACTTAAGCGTGGTTATGGTCAAGACATTATGAAGAAAGCAGGTCTTGATGTTATTGAAGGTCAAGAGTTCAAGACTTACAATGAAGCTATTGCGTACGTTAAAGCTAACCCTAAACGTTATGTATCTAAACCTTCTGGTGATGCAGACAAAGCATTAAGCTATGTATCTAAGTCTCCAGCTGATATGTTATTCATGTTAGAGAGATGGAAGTCTAAAGCTAAACTAGCTATGCCTTTTATCATGCAAGAGTTTGTACCAGGTATTGAAGTAGCTGTAGGTGGTTGGATGGGTAAACATGGATTTAATAGCTTACGCTGTGAGAACTTTGAGTTTAAGAAACTAATGCCTGGTAACTTTGGTGTTAATACAGGTGAAATGGGTACTGTATTAAAGTATACTAAAGACTCTAAACTATTTGATGAAACTCTAGGTAAGATGGAAGAGTATCTTAAGTTCCAGAACTATGTAGGTTATGTAGACCTTGCATTCATCATTGATGAAAAAGGCTCACCAAGACCTCTAGAATGGACTACAAGACCTGGTTGGCCTTTATTTAATATCCAAGCAGCATTACACAAAGGTGACCCTGTAGATTGGATGTGTGATCTATTAGAAGGTAAAGACTCATTAAAAGCTATTAACAAGACTGCAGTAGGTCATGTGATTGCTATCCCTGACTTTCCATTCACTAAATCAACAGGACGTGATCCTAAAGGATTCCCTATCTATGGTTTAGATAAAGTATGGGATGATGTTCATTTATGTGAAGTGATGATGGGTCGTGGTCCTACTTATGAAGATGGTAAGTTTGGTGAAGAAGAGATGTTTGTTACTGCTGGTGACTATGCATTAGTAACTTCAGGTGTAGGTAATACTATTAAAGAAGCAGCTGAACGTTCTATGGAAGTTGTTAAACAGATTGAGATCCCTAGTGCTATGATCGTACGTGATGACATAGGTGAAAGACTATGTGAAGAACTTCCTAAACTACAGAAGCTAGGTTATTGTACAGACTTTAGGTATGACTAATGGCAATTAAATTACCCCCAATACCTAACAATCCAATCACTGACGTATTTGTATGGCGTGATTGGTTCTATAAAGTATCTCAAGCTTTAATTGAACAAGCTTCTATTGCTTGGACATCTTTAGACTTTACTGGGTCTAATTTACAAGATATTCAAACAAGACAGCACAATGCTTTACAGTCTATTCAAGGTGGTATCGGAGGACAATACTACCATTTAAGTGCTGCTCAATATGCTACTATCGTATCTTTTCCTACAGTACCTTTTACTGTACCTAATGGAGGTACTGGGGCTACTACATTAACTGGTTATGTAAAGGGTAATGGTACAAGTGCATTTACAGCATCAACAACTATACCTTATTCAGATTTAACAGGTACTCCTACCCTTGGTACCATGGCGGCCCAAAATACTACTTCCTATTCTACAACGGGTACTGATACAACTTATGCTTATCGTGCTAATAATTTATCAGACTTAGCTAGTGCTTCAACTGCTAGAACTAATCTAGGTTTAGGCACTATGGCTACTCAAAACACAGGAATTACTGTAACTATAACAACAGCTAAATTAACTACTGGTGGTACTAATGGTAGTATGACATTTACTAATGGTATCTTAACAGCACAAACACAGGCTACATAATGAAAACATCACAATCAGGTATAGATTTAATTAAGAAGTTTGAAGGGTTTAGTGCTACTCCCTATAAAGACATAGCAGGACTGCTTACAATAGGTTATGGTCACCTTATATTGCCTAGTGAGCATTTTGGTGCTCTATCATCAGTAGAAGCTTATGCATTACTTATGAGAGATATAGCCGAAAAGGCTGAGTACTTTGTTAACAAGTTTGTTACTGTGGATTTATTACAGAATGAGTTTGATGCATTAGTATCATTTACATTTAATGTAGGTGGTGCTAACTTTCAGAAGTCTACTTTATTAAAGTTACTTAATGCAGGTAAAAAAGAAGACGTCCCTCAAGAGTTCCTCAAATGGGCAAATGCTGGCGGGCATAAATCAGAGGCACTACTTAAGAGACGTCAGTTAGAAGCTAAGCTCTTTTCAGGAACTTAAGCTGTAGCAATCGCAGGTGCTGCTGAACCACCTTGAATGAATGCTATGACATCATTAAATGAAGTAAATACATTGATTGATTGTTCAGGACGTTCATTTCCAAACACTGTCTTTTGAACGTTGACAACATAACCATTGTCTACTTTATTAATTACGATTGAATTGAAATTCATACTATCTCCTTTTCTCAGTTAAACGAAATTACTACTCTTACAATGAACAGTTCAATTGTCAGATAGGTTTTGTTTTCACCATCTTCAAATACATCTGACGGATTGACTAATTCAAATCCTAGACCAACCCCACATATGGGGTGAAATGTTATATGCATATTAGATCTCACACGTTCCGCCAACACACGCAAGGGTTTGGCTTCCTTCAGTATTATCATCTTTCTCTAAAAGTTCTTGCCAGTTAACTTCACCAGGCATCTTAGATGCTAATTCTTTATACTGTTCTTCATTAATCTCCTCATAAGGAGCTTGTTGATATGTATGGTTAGAATGAGGTAAAAAGCTAATACCACTTACTTCATCAAAATGTTTCCATACCCAAGCTCCCACTTCAGGCCACTCATTGTCAGTTACAGTGATGGTTACTGAAGGTTTATGTTCACACCAATGTCTTTGATAGATCAACCATAGATTTAATTGTTCTAAGGCAGTCATATCATTTCTAGTAATAGCACCTTTAGGAGCTTTTACAGGAAACGAGAATACAGCTGTAGAATCAGGTCTAAAGACTTCGTCTTCAACTGGGAAACCTTTCTCTTTAAGGAACGTGTACACAGGATCCTTTTTATCAATGCGTACCCTTCTGATGTAATAAGAAGAGTGTCTAGCGTGAATGCCGCTAGCACTATCCACCAATTGACTGACCGTACCTGAAGGCTTAACACAAGTGATAGAAGCACTAGGAGGAATACCAAGGACTTCAGAAAGTTCTGTGTTTGTCTTTCTCGCTGCATCTCTTAACCTTTCTAACATAGCTGGATCAGGTTTGTTTGTTACTTTACAATCCATGATACCTGTTAATGAAACTCCTAACAATCTTTCTTCTTCAGTATTCTTTTTCCATTCTTCACTTAGAAATTGGAAGCTGGTGAAAGTGGACTGAATTGTACCGAGTATTGTAGCGAGGGACACCTTATTAGCCAAGGTAGATTCGGTA